CACGTGACCACGCGTGAGCAGGTGTCTGCGGTTGGACTTCGGTTCACTTGCCGGGAAACGACCTACCCGGGGGGCTGTCACGCAGCCCTGCTACTCGGCGCGCACTGGCCATGGCGCTGCTCCCGGAAACGGGAGGGTCGGCTGGGCGGGACGGACAATCCACCCGCTTCGGTATGGGGGTGACGAGGGAGAGCCCGTTCGAAGTCGGCGACGTCGACATCGGGCTACGCCGTGAGTTGGCAACGCGTACTGGGTCGTGGGAGCTGCGAGTCCCCGTCCTAGTCCAGGGATCGCGTGAGGACCTCGTCATACATCTGAAGGAGCAGGAACTCGTGCTGTTGCAAGTTGTTGCGCACGCGCGCATCAGCGGTGCCACGATGAAGGTGGCCGGTTGCACAGCCTCGCAGAAAGCCTTCGAGCTTTGGCCGCGGGGAACGTCGGAGCATGTTGGCCTCCGCCTCCTAGTACCTGCGGCCGTCGCGTGCTACGTCTGGGGAGCGAGGCTCGTTGATGCCTCGCGCGGGCGAGGGTGGGCGAAGTTGGTGGACATCGTGTGGCGCAGCCAGTGCTGTGCTCTCGGAACCGATCTGAGCGTGCGGCTCCTCGGTTGCGCCATCAAACTCCTGGCCAGGGGCGAAAACCCCTTCTTCCACCTCTCGCTCGCTGGGCGCGTCTCCGCTTGGCTCATGGGTCCGAGCCAGTCTCGCTGGTGGTTCGTGACGGCACTGAACTTTGCGTGCCTCGCGGCCTGGCGGATCTGGAAATGGACGTACGACATCGAGACGCGCGCCACGTTGCGACGCACCGGGCCACTTTTCGCTGAGCCCGTGGTCGCGGCCGAGCCCACGAGGGACGAGCGGCCCATCGAGAGGAATGAGATGGGCGTCGCCAGGCCGATGGACGAGACTGACGCCAGGCGGATGCACAACACGCACCCGCTTGGAGGTGCCGATGCGGCCGACATGGAGACCCGAGCCGCAACACTCGGGCGCTCGGTCGACAACGGAGCTGGCGTCGGAATCGTCGGGCTCTCCTGCGACGAACGTGATGCACAGCCAGTCAACGGCGTGCTTCTCGCGCCGTCGCACAAGGAGCCTTTGCTCTACACCCGCAGCCAAGCGAATGCTGCGATGGCCGCCATCAAGAGCATCGAGGAGAAGAGCCGCCCCTGCGCCATTACCGACGCGGAGGCGGCGAACTTCGACATCTTGGTCGCGGCTCTGATCAAGGAGGGCGGAGCTTTCTGCCCGAAGAAGATCAGAGAGTGGGCCTCTGCGCATTGCCTCGAGGATCTCAAGTCCAAGAAGTGGACGATGGAGCGCTTCTTGAAGGCCATCGACGCCGTCTACGATGACTTCGAGCCGCGCATCACTCCCTCCGCTTTGGTCAAGGTCGAGACGAGCACTGAGGACAAAGCTATGCGACTCCTCATAGAAGACCAAGAGAATGGGCAAATCCTCGCACTCGCGAGCACTGCCTGCATCGAGAAGCTCTTCCTCGCGCACTTTGGGACGTGCACGATCAAGGAGGAGCGGAAGCGCGAAGCGATGCAGCACGTGGCCCATTACCATCGCCATCCGGGCAGGCGACACGATCACCGGTCGACCTGCATCGAAGGTGATGGCTCTGCGTGGGACACGACTTGCACCCTCCGGATGAGGGAGTTGCTTGAGAACCAGATCCTCGCCCACGTGTGCCATCACCTCACTACTTTTCTTGACGTCCCGGCCATTTGGCACAAAGCGCACCTCGTTGTCAACAGGAAGAAGAAGCTTACCCTGAAGACGAGGATGCGCGCCGTCGGCCGATACCAGTCCACACGGGAGCAGTTCAAGCTCACGATCTCGTCGATACGCAGGTCGGGTCACCGAGCGACGTCGATTTTCAACGGGATCATGAACCTCGGCTGCTGGCTGGTCGCGCTCTACGGGAGCGAAGTCGGCGCCCTGGTGAATGCCCCGAGGCCGAAGGACGTGACGCGGCGGCCTGAGGACCGCGCGTCCCAGCTCTTCGTCTACTCCGATCGGTGGGGGAGCAACCGCCGAATAGCCTTGAGCGTCGAAGGAGACGACTCTCTCGTGACCACGTCGCCCCCACTTGGGCCACGTGAGCTGAAGGACATCGTCGACCTGTGGACAAGCTGGGGCTTCAACATGAAGCTCATCAACGCCACGGCGGCCCAGAGGGCCACGTTCACCGGGTGGTGGATGGACGTAACGGAGACGGGCACCGGGCGACACATTGCCCCGAGGTTGCCCGTGCTCTCGTCGCGTCGCGTCAACGTCGCCCGCCGCGATCGCCGCCTTCAAGGCTGGCACCAAAGAGGAGTTGAAGAAGCTTGCTCGGAGCTATGCGTTGTCGCGTGCTGCGGACTTCGCCGGCCTCGTGCCAACGATCTCGCGTCAGTACATGGCATACGCTGAAAGCCTGCTTCCTGCTGCGGCTTGCGCCGCGAGCGCTCACGTCGACGACGTCTTGACGCACGAAGATTAAATGCGTCTCGGCATCGAGGTGGCCGTGAAGTGCTCAGACC